TCATAGAACCCATGCAATCGCAATGATTCGATCTGGTCGCATAATAGCTTATGCACCGAATCACGGATTGACGTCTGGAATTCCCGTGCGCATAGAATGCGAGTCGGTTTTGATGCGCCGATGATTAGCAGCGCCCTGGCAATCGCCCAGGACTTGCCGCCACCTCGACCACCGTACGCTACTTTATACCGATGCTTATCAAAAAGAACCGATAGCTTCTCAGGAAACTCGGCGTTTGAAACGGCATAATCAATTTCATTCACTGGGCTTGACAAAGGTAACTTTGATGCCCTCGACCGGCGATCCATCCGGGTTGCTCAGCACGGTCGTGTTGCGCTCGCCCCAACCCATCTGAGCCTTTGACCACCAGATCATCGCCGTGGTGTCGCCAGCCATCGCCTTGTTGTAGAGCGTATCGGCAATGGAAGCGCTGGCTTTAGCCTTGCCAACGGCCAGCTCAACCTCGTAGTACTTACGCAGCGTCGGAGCGCTGATGCCGATGAGAGCTGCGATCTGATCCTGCGGCAAGCCGAGTCCAGCAGTCTGCTCGACTTTGGCTTTCGACGTCTCGGTAGGAACGTGCGGAGGAATCATCTTTTATAGGCGAAAAAATAGACGGTTGATCGGCATCTTACTCTCGCTTCAGAATGGTGAGATTTTTCTCTTCACCAGGGAACACGACAAAGTTTCGTGTGCCTTTTCCAGCGCTTCGAGAGCCTTCATCAAAATATTGAACACCAGGAATTCCAAGCTGCCGCAATGTTTCTGAACGATTGGCGTTGTTTTTGCCTCCCGCCCAATTGTAATAGGCTTGATCTCCCGTCATTCCCTTTTTTACCAATCTATCAAAATCATTTAAAAGATCTTGGTCTTCAATTCCAGCTCTCATTCTTGCAGCAATTTCAGGTTGTTCGCTCAACGGCCTGTCCCAATGCAACATTTTGTCAATCATTGGATCTGGCAAATCAACGTGATAAAACGAACCTTCGTTTTTTCTAATGCCGCCAGATGCTTTTAATGCTTTAAGTCTTTCTAAGTCACGCGAAGCTCTTGCCGCTGCTTCTGGGTAATCTGGATTGGGCTGAGCGTATTTTTTCGCTTCTTCAATTGCTTTATCCAAATCGCCTTTTCTAGTTGCAACCCTTATATTCAAATGTTGCAATTCATCTGGATCGAAAAAACCATTATTCGTAATAAATTTATCTTTTGATAAAGCAACCCTATAACCCTTTGCAGTGTTAGGATGTTCTGCCAAATACAATCCGTGACCGTACACCTGCGCCCCCTCTCCGGTCCCAATCTGAGACGCTCTGAATTCGCCCAACGGATTGCGCTCAGTAGCGGCAAATCGGTGCGGAGTGCCGTGGTAAGCCGTTAGCTCTGCAAGCCCTCCAGAACGCCGCATAGCATTCATCGCAGCGTTGTAGGCAACATCACTCGTCGCTAGGTCTTTCAAAGCTGTGCCGGCCATTCTAGCCCCGGCTGCGCCGGCTTTGGCAGTTGGTCCGGCCATTGGTGCAACGGTCATTGCCGCCGATACCGTGTCTGGTCGCAGTTTGGTTGTGTAACCCGTGCCGGTGGTCAATGGCTCGTTGTAGCTGACTCTGTTAAGAGTGCGCTGTAGCTCGGGAATGCCGAGCAAATCGCTGACTGGTGTTGACAGTCGGCCCTCGGTGATTGGACCGCCGGCCTGGAGCGTAGAGCCAACGTCGTAACCCTTAGCGCCCAGCTCGAGCAAGTCAGCCAGGAAACCAGAGACACGGTTGCGTGGCGTCGGTCTGATCGTCCCGGTGATCCTCGGGTAATCAGCCATTAGCAGTTCCAGTTCTTCAGCGATGCCTTGGCACGCTCAGCCGGACCTTTAGCGTTTTTCACAACGCCAGTCATGCGACTGCAAAAGCTCGCTTTACGAGCCTTGTCTGCGTCGGTCTTAGGATTCGGCGCTGGTGGCTTCAGATTCGCATCGTTCTTTCGGTTGTACTCAGCACGACCTTTCGCAGTCATCCCGGCGCCCTTCTCGGTCGGGTTGTAGGTCTTGCCCTTCCCCGTGGTCGTCCGGGGAATGGGCTTGTCGTGCTTTGTAGCCATTACTTCTTCTTCGCCGGTTTAGCAGTCTTTGCGGCTTGCTTAAAGTCAGCAGCAGACGGTGCCGCCTTGCTGCCGACCTTATTCATCTTCTCACCAGAGCCAGCAGCGATGCGTGCTTGTTTAGCGTGAATATTGGCGTAAAGACCAGGTTTGCTCATTTCTTTTTCGCCGCCGCACGTTTTTCAGAGTACGCAATCGCCACCGCTTGTTTCACTGGTTTGCCAGCTTTGACCTCGGCTTTGATATTTTCTTTAAACGCCTTCTCAGACGTTGATTTTTTAAGTGGCATTTCAGTTATCTGCAAATGAAATTACGAAAGAGACTTCACCGTCTTCATCTTCACCATCGTCCTGCTCACACGTATGCTCGCCAATGGCCAGAAACTGAGCAATGTGCTGCTCCAGCACGCGCTTAAGAACATCACGGCACTCTGGGCATTCCTCGCTGTCGATTGCGCCCATCATGACTGCAATTTCTTCGGCCAGCTCGCTCTTGCCAGCGTCTGAACCTTCTTCAAACGCCTGAGCGTGAATGTCTTCTGAGGATTCGCCGATCTGGTCCTCAAGCGCTGCAACAGCCTCTTTCAGCATTTCTAGATCGTCATGGATGCTCATTTAGCTTGCCCCGTGGATCACAACGAAGTTAACCACAACAGCTTCCGACAGCGAGCCGGCGGTGTTGTTGTACAGACCAATCGTTGCGCTTCCTGATGCCTGGTCAGCAACGTAGGGCCAATAAGCACCCGCTGTTGCGCCACCCGAAATGCTGGCAACCACAACGTCGTTGTCGCTGATCGTGCTGTTGTTCAACGTAAAGTTGACGGTAGCGCCACCTGCGAGAGCAGCGTTGTTCATCGTGATGCGTCCCATGCTCTTGTTGAGCGTGACCGCAGTCGATTTGCTGGTTGCTTGGGTAACGGCGCCTTGAGCTGCTGGCGTATAGCCAAACTCTTGGCTGACGTAGCACGTGGTGAACTCTGGATCGGCGTAAGCAACGCCTGTAGCGATTGAATTACTCATGATTTTCCTTTATTCCACGACCGCACAAACGTCGGCCTCTGAAATGATTTGATAGTCCTGGCCATCCTTGTTGTGGGTTGGCCAGCTCAGGTAGTCACCGTTCCCATACTTGATCCGGTCCCCAACTCGAGCTTCCTTGACTTGGGGTCCGACCGCGACGATTGTGCCCTCGTTAAAGGGTTCGCGGTTGTTGACGTGAATCACGTCCGACAGTTTCCTGACGGACGGTTGCACAGTAATGAAGTTGCGTAACGGTCTAATCATTTCTGATACGACATCCGATCGTGCGTGTAGCACGTGCCCGACGTCACGCCGGTGTTGAATTGCTTGTCCTTGCCAGTCATATCGGCTTCGCCCATGCCAACGCCGTTGACCATGCGCTCTTTGCGCTCGCCGGTTTTTTCTTGCTTGGCAACGCCAGCAGGAACCTTAGCGCTCGAGCCAAAGCCGTAACCGGCTGGCTGCTTCGTTGCGGAGTCTTTAGATTTCATCATGATTAAGCCTTACTTAAGAAAGCGTAGTTTGAAAAGAGTCGAATCAATGAGTTGTGCAATCTCATCAATTAGGTTTTGTATCTCAGAGTCGTCGGGCATGATTTCGCGTGAGTCTTGCACAAAATACTTGATTCCTTCCATGTATTCGACTGGATCGTCGGTTGGAAGGTAGTAGTCGTCGGGAAATTCGGTGAATTGCCCGTAGCGACCCATGTAAGCCTCTGCAAGCTGGTCGACCAGTTCTGGTATGGCTTGATAGTACTCACCTAGCGCCTGGTGCGCAGCGAAGCTGCTGGTGGTCCAATGCAGCAGATGCGCGTTTGTGCCTGAGTGCAGAAGCACCGAGACAAATGTACTCGCTTCATTTTCCATCTGCACCACCGAAAAAAATGGGCAACCCCTCGTCGCCCAATTGGGCAATGTAGTGGCGAGGAGTGCGCCCGGACCCAATCATGCGCGTTGTAGCACGTTATCAATATGATCGTCAAACGCTTTCTTGCGTCGTGCGATCTCCCGGTCTAGATACCAACGTGCTTTCTCAAGGTCTTGCAACCCTTCCTTGAGATCCGCTCGCCAGACGTATTTGATCGCGTTGCCTAAGTTAAAGCACATATGCTCGGTGATTTGGATGCATTCAACGCCGCTTGGGTGCTGAGTGTAATGCTGAGGGTGGTTGACTGGATCGTGGCTCATGAGTAGTTGTCCGGTGAGTAATCGCCGCACCAGTGGATCTCGTCCACGGGTGGCCAGGCAGGGGATTCGTTGCCCTCGATGTCTACCAACAGCTCTGGTGATCGGCGTCGACATTCACCCATCCAGGTGCTTTCCCCATCTCCGCTAAGTAAGTTGAAATATCTACAGGATCCGCAAGTAGGTCGCACAGCCATTCCTCCAAGAATAGGTCGCTGGTTTGTTCGTCGATTACTGGTTTCATCTTGTCCTTCCCATTCGTCTATCAAAACGGATGCGTCAGCCTGAATCTGCTTTGCAAGACTGACAACGCAGTCAAGCTCCACTTTGAATCCAGCACATTGCTTTTGCAATTCGCCGACGTTTAATTGAATGTTGGTAATTGATTCTCCGACTTGTAGTGTCATGCAATGAGTGCCTTTTTCAATTGTAATTCTTTCATGTTGAAAATATCCTCAGAATTAAAGATCTTCTCAATCCAAGGTCGAACCCATAGATAGGTCGTCCCGATTTTGGCGTTGCGCTCGATCAGGTTCTTGGTCGTGAGCTTCTCACCACCATAAGTAACCCACAAATGTGGCGTCACATAGTGCGGCACGTACATCGCGTCACCCAGAAAGAATACCGGCTGCACGTCCGGATGGAGCTTTTCATTGTCTTCGCCACGGTAGACAAACCGACCATTAGTAAATTCCATCAACGCTCTCCACAGGCTTTCCAAGGGTTCTGAGTACTACACAATATTCTGGCTCACGATTGCTGGCACGACCATGAGCATCGAAATAAATGTAGCGCTTGCGACTAGCACCATCGGTCTCGTCAATGCGTCGCCCAAGTCTGCCAACTCTAAATCCCTGACGCAGCTTTGCATCAATGTCTTTTGAGCTTAAATTAGGGAAATACTCGGCACATTGCTTTGACGTCATTGATCCATGATTGGCAATGATTTGTAGTGGATCTAATTTAATTTCCATTTTATTACTCCTTAAACATCAAAAA